AGTGCGGTTAAATGGAGTCCCCGACCCGGTTTTGCCGCAGTTGGAGTATCCGTCCGTGACATACACCACTGTGGCGTCGTCTTGGTCGTGTAATGCGTTATTATTGCAGCCCTTGGGATAGCTGTAGGAGGTATCGAACCAGGCGCACCAGGTGGCGTTGCTGACGCTGGCCTGGCCGTGGGCCATCGATAAGAGCGCCAGGGCCGCCCACTGGAACCGGCTGATCACGTGGAATATGGAGGCGGCGTTCACCGCCCCATTCACGCCATCCCGGGCATGGGCACAGTCGACTGCCCGCCAATAGGCGTTGGTGCCGCCGCTGGCCGTAAGATCAGCTATGGGGTTGTGGGCTGAACTGGTGCTTAAAGGCAGGCCGTTTTTGAGGCTTGAGCAAACATAGCCGCTACCCCAGGCATTCTTGGAGACGAGGTATTTATCGACGAAGAAGCCGGGCTGCTCCGCCCCACCGTCGGTGAAGGCCCGGTGCAGGGCATAGCCGTCAGCATTGGCCGCGGCAGTATCGGCATAGGCCGAAGCCGGCTTGATGTCCACCACATTGACGGCCAGGCCGTTCGCCCCGGTCCCGATCTTGTAATAGAATTTCGGGACATAGACCATCGCCGAACCGTCAGCATAGATATAATTGCCGTAGTTGTCGCTGGCCGGATCGGTATGGCCTGCCAGGGGCACCATGCCGGGGGGCAGGTTGGCCGATGGGCAGATGCCCACCCCAAAGCCGGCCACACCCGGGGTGCCTATATCGTTTAGTTCGTAATCCTGCCAATAGCGGCGCACGCCGTTTTGCAGCAGGTAAAAGCCGTTTTCATCGGATTTGACCCGATCATTCCAGCGTCCGTTGATATTAGGAAGTCTCATAATTTACTCCCCCACCCCGAAGGTCAACTGTAGACAGTTTTCGGTAAAGGTCGGAGTCCCAGTGGTGACGATCAGGACGTACAGGTTACGTCCGGCAGAGGCTTCGACGAGCATCTCAAACCCCAAGTCCACTAGTGAGGCGTTCGCCATTTCCTGCCAGTCGGAGGACAGAATTTCGATGGTCCCGATCCAATTAAGCCAATCGTCGGCGGTAACGGACTCAGCGGCGTTGTCTGTGTAGGTTCCCGCCAAATCCGCCTTGAAAATGAAAACCAGCAGGTCGGCGTTCTGTTTAGCTGCGTCCACGATTTTAAGGCCGGTGATCTTGCCCTTGCCCGCGGCCACCCTAACAGCGTTGGTCAGAGTGAGCTTGCCGCCTACGAAATCGTTAGCGGTGAAACCCGCGGCGGCGATGGTGGGGGTGACCACAATCAAGTCGGACCATTCACTTACTTCACCAATATGGGTTTCCCCTGCAGCGATGGAAGCAACATCCACGTTGCCGATGTTCAGATCGCCAGTCTGTAGTTTGACCAGGGTATATTTCTTGACCCAGGTAGCCCCAGCATAGACATAAAGGTCACCAGTGTCAGTTTCATAATAGGTGGATCCTATGGCCCCTGTAGTTGGTTTGGTATCACCTGACAAACCTTGCCAATCGCAGCGGTTTCTACGATTCAAGAAGGTTTGTTCTTCTCTAATCAATTCAACAGTCATTTTAAAGCCTCCTCAAGAGTAAGTTTCGGAAATAACTCTATTTTACTATTTGGCGAAGCATTGAAAATCTCAATCCCCATACATTGGGCATCTTTAGCAATAACTGGAAATCCACGAAGATGTCTATTAAATGGTTGTTTATTTTTAGGATTATGTCCAAAATGCCAGTGTGTCATTCCGTCAGGAGCCTGCATATCAAAGCCCAACAGGATAATTCTTTTGACCCCGAAATGGGCCGCTAAACTAATAGCCGCAGCTCCAGAATTTGAGTTCCACGCAACTTTTGATGGATTCTCGGATATACCATAAAGTTTTGAATCTGCCCCAGGCAAACCTTTACCCCCACCTTTGGCCAGGTACTTGATGCCCTCGCACTTAGCCACCGGCTTGTTGGCAAAGCGGTCACAGCAGGTGACCTTGATGCCCTGGAACTTGGCCAGAGGCACCCGGTGAACAAGATACCAAGCGCAGTCGCCAAAGAAGCAACAATCAACCCAATCACCCAGCAGATAAGCATTATTGACACCAATAACATGTTTATCGTGCAAGGCCTCCAGATAGGGGGAATAGGTAGAGATGTTGGCTTTATTTCTCCTAACCTCGGCCACTATTTCAGGAGGAATCTGGAACTGTTCTACCAAAGAGGGACCGCCCCCAATGATGAAACAGGTCCCGCCGTCCCACATCTTAGGAGCCTTCCAGATCATTTGCGGGCCTCCCTATCCCTCACTAGGAAATCGGGCACCGCCTGGGAGTCCTTGGGGAACTCCAGACCCCGGTCAAAGACCTGGACCTCAGACTTCCCAACAGCAAAGAGGTCCTTGGCATAGTCAGCTGCTACCATGTGGTCAAAAGGCTTGCAGGAGAAGACATCAAGGCTGAGGTACTGCTTATCGGGGAAGGTATGAAGGCTTATGTGGGACTCGGCAATGAGAACGAAACCAGACAGGCCCCAGTCCTCAGACACCTTGCCCGCATACTTGAAGACATAGGGCGGCATGATTTTGGTCATGCCAATCAGGTCCGGACAGGTGTCCAGGAACCGGTAGATCAGGTCAAGATCGGATAGTCTCTCCCCTAGACAACCATAGCAGTCCATGGTGAAGTGTTGACCGAAGGCTGACTGAGGCTGTGTCTGTTCCATCTCATACGATCCTCCATAAAGGCTACAGACTTTCCACCAAGGCCTTGGCCTCGTCCAGCTTCAGGGCCTTCTCATTGACCTTCTTGCCATTGGGAGCCAGGACATCATACCATCCTGGCGCCCTGGATTTGACCGTATACTCGGGCTTGGCCACCTCCAGTAACTGGTCCTGCTTGGCCTCACCGTTGATGGGTTTTATCAGATCACGGAAGCCCTCTGGAATATGATCCATCTCAAAAGTATCCCCGGGCTTGTAAACCTTATTGTTCATCCGGAGAGTTCCACTGACCAAACGGCATTTTTGATTAGCCATTGACGACTCCTTATATAGACGGCTTGATTAGCCGGTTGTCGGTCACCAAGGTTAAGACATATGGATTAGGCCAGAACGGCCATCTTGATCCGATCTCACTTGTGGCACGGCGATTGTCATCACTTTGTATTTACTCACCATGCCTCCCTCAGACTGCCACTCAACATTCTGGATGCCCATGCCACGGACCAAACGGACAACATCTGAGGTCATCTGAACCATGATGACATTGTCAGCAGTAAGGGTATCAGCTACCTTAATACCTTTGATGCCGGAAATCTTCATGATCCGTTCCCGAATGGTGGTGCCAGGAGTAGTGGCATCGTAATCGCCGTCCAAAACGGTCTCATAGCCAGTGGGAATGTAAATCATCCAGGGACCATAATGACGGTCGTCAATGCTGGCCTGCTTCATATTCAAAACATCCTGGACAATCGAAGCACCGGTGGCTGCGCTGTCATCCCAATTATGGGTGATGGTCACCAGGTTGCGGTCTGGGTGACTCAAATAGGTATAAACCGTCCCGCCACCAAAGGCATATGAAGTATCAGTGAACAGCAGGGCTTCCAACTTCTCATTGACCTTACGAGCGGCCCGCTCTGCTGAGGTAGTATCGAGGGGATTGCCCAAGGAACGGCTGGCCGCCAGGACCCGGGCGTTGATCTCATAGTCCACGTGGATGATAGGCAACGGGAGGTAGTTGGTGCCATATGTTGGCCGATCACCCTTGCCACGGGTAATCCCGTCCATGGACATTTCTGCCGCCATGGCATCGGACATGTCGTGGTATTCAAGAACCGTGGTTCCCATAGCGTTGGTCAAATTGAAGACCAGGCCGGCACTAATCAAGTCCTGAATGCCCAACAGACGTTGGTCAGAGATAGCCAGAACTGCTTCATCCAACTGCTTCCACTCATCCCGGCGCAGGGTGCCGTTGACCTGAATGCCCATACTGGCAGCTGGAATACTCTTGTAGCTCTCGGGCTTCTTGGGATCACCACCGGAGTAGATAGTAAAATAGGTACGACCATCCCGGCCCAAAAATGGGCGCATACGGCCGGGATCCAGCCGGCCCTGGCTCATGAAGCGGGCCGCCACGGGGCCTTGCCCACCAGTTGCACTAAGGAAATCAATCTGTGTTTTCATATTTTCGTTCTCCTTTATCACTGAGGTTGCCAGTTAGACGATCTCAACCAGGATACGACCAGTCTTGTTGGTATCGGCCCCACTGGAGGTACTGCGGTTAATAGCCTCCCGGGCAACGGCAACAATAGATGCAGATTCTTCAATGGCGGATTCTTCTGCGCCGAACTTTTGCAGGAAACCATCGCCATTGGAGGTCAATTTGTCGCCGATGGATACATTCTCACCATCTGCCAGGAGGGCGTAAACCCAATCTCCCCGATAAGGCGTCCAAATCTGGACCATATCGTCAGCGGCATAGTCATCCGCAATGCCTTTACCCTGGAGTTCATCTTCCAAGGCAAATTTGATCGGCCCAACCCAACCGTCATCCTTGGAGTGCTTACGCACCAGAGGCGTGCCACCGGAATTGTAAATCTCCACCAACATACCAGGAGTGATGGCGGCACTGGCCTTCATCTCCTCAACATTGTCGGAGTATTTCTTGATCTTGATGGTATTGTAAGCCATAATCAGTTCTCCTTATCTACCTGATTGGTTTGCCTGCGACGGGCTTTAGGCTACGCCCGGAGGCAGTAGCTTCTCGTCAATCTCACTGTTAGCCTGGGGCGGCGGGGTCGGCCCCAGGGGGGCAAAACTCACCGGAACCTTGATAGCCCGGGCCAGGTCATGCAAGTCCTGGTCGGTCATGGCTGCCAGCCGTTCACTGGAATAAACATCGGTGTTGGCCAGGATATGGTCGATCTTCTGCTGGCGCTCGGCCTTGTAAAGCTTTTGGCCGTAGTCGATGATGGCCCTGGTTTCCGGGGTCAACAGTGACATCTTCTCATCATCACTCAGGTCCTTGAGGACCTGAATGGCCTGTTCCCGGTTCATCTGCGGGGCCTCCACCTTGGTCTCGACCTCCTTCTCTACCGCCTTGGGCTGGAGCTTGTCAATCTGGCCCTCACTCAAGGTCAGCAACCACTCCCTGTCGGTATCCTCGAAGTTGGTCTGATCAGACTGAATGAGCAGTTCCACCTTTTCGGCGCAACAGGTTTTTTCTTTTTCCTTTGCCATGTTGGTGCCTCCGTCGTTAGATTGGGTTATGTATTCAACCTGTCTTACAACTGGTTGGGATTCACCGGTGAATTCTACCTTGCCGTCTTGGCCGATGGAGTAGGTGCGTTTGAAGAGGTTTTCGCCTTCCATTTGGCTATCAGTCCGAAAGCGCACCTTGTAGATGAAATAGTCAGGATAGGTCTCAACCAAAAAATGGAACTTGGTGTCGTCGTCCATAGCATCCAGTTTAGTCTGGATTTTGCTGGAGATTTCATCAAAGCTCATCTGGTCTACCGAGAGACCAGCCCGTACCATGGCCTTGTAGAGGGCAAATTCATTAACGTTGATTTTGTCATCACCCTGGCTTCCATTAACCATGAACAGGTAATCTTTCCCAAACAGAAGGTTTATGGAGTAAGTCTTGGTTTCCTCTTTCATATCAATCTCGCCTCCTTGTGGAGTTTCTTGGTTGGCATTAGCTTGAAAGGAATTGGCCCGGACACCACACCCATCCGTCCAGCTACAAGCCCCGCGACCACTATTCCCATTAATGGCAGGTAGAAGTGCCAAATGGTCCGGTCGGTGATTACGAGCTATGGCCTCATAGTGTTCTCCATTCCAGTCACCAGAGGTCATATCATCTTCGGTAAAGACCCCGACAGATACATCCATTGGCTGGCCATTCCTGAGATATTCCAATGCCTCTGGGGCAATACGAGTGATATCATCCAACGATATCCATGCCTCTGCCCTAAGTTTGTCGCCATCTATAAATGTATTAAACACCCTGCCAACTACTTGTAAATCAATCACGTGTGGTTGGTTGCAAGAGATAGGCAGCCCATTGTCGTCACTTGGGTGTTGAATTGATACCGGTATCCCATCCCATGATTGTGGAAACCTTCCCAGTTCTTCAGAGGTATGAAGAATAGGTCCATGACTACCACAATGTACCCCTTCTACCATGAGTACACAAGGAACAACTAAATGCCTTCTTCCCTGAAAGGTCTCGTATCTAATTGTATAATTGTTGGTGGTCAAACTGTAATGATTCATATGACCATCAATATTTTTTTGAATATCAAGAGACGGCATAGTCATATTCCTCAATCAAACCCTTATACTCAATAGGCCCAATAATATTCAGATTGATATTGGGATATTCGAACATAAACCTCTTGACTTTGATTTTTGCATCACCAATCCAACGCCCCTTGACCTCAACCCATTCATCAAGTTCAGGTATGTAGAAATCAGGGGTATAAGTAGTTCCATTGGAAAGATTGAAGGCTTTTGGTTCATATTCAAACTCATAACCCATTGCCTGAATAATCCTGGCCATATTGGCTTCCCAGCCTGAGCGGAGCCTAAGACCAAGATCATCATAATATCTACAACCCTTGTATTTGAATGACTCTGGGTGGGTAAAAACTGGATTATTTCTCCCCTTCATTCTCTCAGAATTAAACTTAATCAAATCATCAGATTTTGCCCTAGCAATACAATTCTCTACATTAATTTTTATTGCACATTCATCACAATATTTTCTCTTTTTTGCCTTACTTCTCATCATCACGATCTCAGTACCACAACTACTACAAACAAAAATAATTTTAGCTGCCTCTGACCTTTTTTGAGAATTAATAGACAAATTCTTCTTATGTTCTTTTGTAAATGGTCTCTTATATCTACAGCTACACTCAAAACTACAATATTTCTGCCTATAATCATTTTGCAGAAATTTTTGCCCACAAGGACAAACTATCCATAATAATGGCTTCATATCGACCTCAGTCCATATCTTTGGCGGCCAATTTTTTATTCGATAATGATAATCACCATTATGGATTGTTACTTGTCTTTTCCTTGCAGCAACCTTAATATTATGTTTATGTTCCTCAGTAAAATGACGTTTTATCCCTTTTAATGATTTAGAAATATTAAGTCGATGATTTTTTGATAGCGACCCTCTTTTCTTCCCCTTCATAGCCGCTGCCCGTTTGGCAACAAATTCTGGATCTTGCGGCTTGCCCTTACTGAACTCGTAGGCACAAGCCAGACAGCAAAACCTTCTCTTCCTATCTCTCACAAATTCAGAATGACAATTTTCACAAATCAAATTCATTCTAATCCTGTTCTACCCGGATCACATGAAAGTTGACGTGTAAACCCTGATTATTCTGGCTGTGCCGCTGCCATTGACTGTAACAGACCGCAGCCCGTTGGGTCTGATCCGGGTATTCCTGGTTCATGGCGTCGTGGTCCATACAACGACCAACGAAATCATCTTGGCTCTCACCCTGATTGGGGCTAGGCAAAGGCATTTTATTTTTTCCTCAAAATCCGTAGGAGCGTCGCACCGACTTTGAAGCAGACTTCAACCATTCTGGCATCTCTTTCTTGGTAGCAAGTTTTTCTTTGGACTCCAGCTTGGGATCCACTGGGGTGCAACGCAACTTGATCAGACACTCGGTGCAAAGCAGATAATCATATTTGCATGTTTCCGGGGTTGCCATCCACTTCCCCCAACAAAAAAGGGCCACCTCTCCGTCTTGGAGAGATGGCCCCGGTGGTCCCAGCAGCCAAAAATTATGCTATGATGATCTTATAATATAAGAACCTTAATCAAAGACCTAAAACTTTTTTGCGTATTCATGGAAAAAATCTATCCTCTGAAGTTTTTCTGCCTTGGAAAATTTCTTTCCTGCCTATCCGTCGGGGGCTTCAAGGTCTCTTCTTTCTTGACCGTAGTGACCCTGCCAGCCTCAAAACTAAGGGTCACCTTGCCATAAAAGCCGGTCCCATTCAATTCCCTGAAAAAATCTTTGACCCATTCAGTTGTTGTGTCTGTCATTTCTCGTCCTTCTCTCGGGGCAACCAGCAACATCTACACTGAGGGTGGAGTGGGATTTTATTCATAGCCTCATCAATCGAGAATGTTTGCCCCTGAAGAGCCATGCAAGCAGGACAAACATTCCGTCCTCCTGCAACCCACTCAACCACCACATGAACCCCCTCAACCCCCCAATTGCGCATTTCCTGGAGTTGGCCCTGTGCGTGAGCACGTATCATTTCTGTGCGTGCCAGCATCTCGGCCCGCCTTTGGGCCGGGATAAACCTCCCCAAGGTATCGGTCAGTCCCAAAGTGCCAGAGCCGGTGCCATCTATGGTGGCCACCAGTTTCCTAGCCAAGGCCCGTGGCCCCTCACCATCAATCAAGCCTCTGGCCAAGACCTGGCTGATTTGATTGTCCATAGCCTCGGTAATGCCCCGGAGGCTGGAGAATGACCGGCTATACAAAACACCGACGCGCTGGCTGTGAAAAGGTCCCATCATCGCCGAAGCCAACCCACCGGTCTGCTCCAGGGTGGGGACGGCATAACCGGCTCGCCGCAACTCCTGTCTGGCCCTGGTAACCCCCCGGCCATAGGCACTATTAATATAAATGTCGGTCCAGGCCGGTTCAATGGAGGTGCCAATCTGAGGGTGACGCAGGATTGCCAAGACTCCCAGCTGTTCCTGGCGGCGGAGCCAGGTCATAAAGGTCACTACCTTCTCTTGGCTCAAAGGGAAGGCGAAGGCCCGGTCCGGGGGTGGCTGCGGATCAGCGTGGGTAGTGGGTTGGTTGAGACCGAAGCAGTCACGATCAATTATGGCAGTTTTTACGACCTTCTTGAGTTTGTTGAAGCGAGCATTCATGTCCTGAGCAAAACGATTCCTAAGGGTAAGCGTCCTAGTAGGATCGATTTTGCTTTGCACCGCAGCCGACAGAACATAGGAGACAGGAAGGTCTAGTTGACTGAGGTTCATGCTTGTGTCTGCCCACCCTCTGGATTCTGTTCGATCATCGCCCGTTCAAAGGCCTCTTCCAAAGACATCTCCTCTTTGCGGAGAGTAATAATCTTACTGACTTCATCTTGCTTCAGACCCAGGCAAATTCGCAGGAATGATTCAGGGGGCAGAACGGTCTCTGACAAAGGCTGGGTACAATAATCTCGGACTGCCTGAGCCCGCAGTTGCCCCAACTTAACCTTATCCATATCTGAGGTGGTACGCATATCTGGCCATTTTATTGCATAAGACTTGGGCTGGGAGATAATCTGGAGGTCGATGCAACGGTCAACAAAGGGACGGATAATTTGGTCTTCGGCCACCCCCTGGCGGCGGCCCTCAATCAAGTCAGCCCAGTTCTCCCGATCCTGGGTAGAGGCCAATTCCCCCCGCTCACTACCAGTTAAAATACGTTTGGGAATGCCAGTCTCGGCCGAAATGGATTGAATGCAGATATCATAATGGTTGGCGGGGTCAGCTACCTGACTGGCTAGGGCTTTAAGTTCAACCCCTTGACCAAAGATGATGCGGCGCAGGTTATGTTCATACTCATCGTAGATTTCCCGGAGTTCGTCCTTCATCTCATTGGTCAGGGTAAAATCCGGGTCCACCTGGGCCTGGTAACCGGGTCTGGCTCCCCTCCAGAACATCTCGGCTGAGCCACCTACGATCTTTTCCAAATCCTTGAGACGGTTCCAGACGGGTTGGAGTCTAGGGGTGCCCTCAATCTCGGACTCCAACTGGCCATCAATAATATGCAGAACCCGGCTGTAATGCACCCGGAGTAATTCCGAGGCTCCAGTGCTGAGATTATTAATGGTGATCTGATAGATGGTGGGCTTACCATAGCGTTCATTGGAAGGATCAGTCTCCCACTCAGCAATCTGGGCACTACCCTCAGTGTTCATGCCAGAGAAGGGACGGACATAGAGCAGGTCATGCTTGACCCCCTGGACCTCTTTGGCAAAGTCCTCTTTTACCTTGGCATCTGAGAGACCTAGAAGCAACACTCCATAGGTACCGATACCAGTGAGACGGTCAAGGCGGGTAAAACAGGCCTTGAGTGACAATCTGTCATACAACGCTTTCCAATCTCGTTCAAAGTCCGTATCTTGGCCGTCATTATCGGTCTCAACAAGAGAGAAGCCATCCTTCCAAGTGACGTCCACGGGGCGGTCAATCACGGCCCGGGCAATATCCTGACGTTCATAGGCCGCCGCCATCATGGCATAGGTCAGAGTGGTATCGTAACCGAGGGCCTTGTATAAATCCCTATCCCCTGAATACGAAAACCCTAGTTGTGAGGCCAACTGTGACCTAGTCAACAGGGCTGTCAGAGTCTTGATTTGCCTTTTCTGTTTTAAATCAATCGAAGCCTCCAATGGTGGCCTCCGTTAAGACAAAATAATTTTTTGTGTTTCTCACAATCTCATTGTAATTTATAATGTCCGATTTGTCCTAAAACTTTTTTTAGATTACAAAACCCATACCTGTTTTTTTCTAGATAATTTAGAAAAGGCCAAACTAGCGGCATCTATTTGGTCCATAAAACGTCCAAAGGGGCAGAATCGTAATTCCTCTTTAAAATCTGTATTCCAAACGGCGTTAAGAATTAACACGTTTCCGGCATTGACCTGAACACTAAAAGGATCTGCCCGAAATAATTTATCACCAGTAGGACGGTCTACCCGAACCGAGAAGCCCATAAGGTTCCTTACAGTATTCTCTGCGGACTCTTTCCCCCCACTACCAGGCTCTTGTTCTATCCAAATCTCCACCTTGGAGCCGTCGGCTTGGGCGGTTTGTTTAATAATCTCTTCCCGAACATCAGAGGACCAACGGCCTCGTTTAATATCCAAAATAACCACCTTGCCAATCTTTAAACGAGCCATTTTTAAACCAACTGTCCAAGCAGGTTCTTGTCCTTTTTTAGTAGGAACCGTTCCTGCCTTATCCCAAGCCCTAATAATATGAGATATTTCACTAAGATCTGGTGGACGTTCTATTGTAATTATTTTGTCAATCTGGAACATACCACCAGAGGGTGGTGTGGGATTTTGACCAATTTGACTGGCATAACCGTATTGTCCCAGTTTTTCCATTAACTCTTTTAAGGCAACACTAGTAAGCCTATTTGAATCTAACAAGCCATCGACATAAAAAGTCTTCAGCTCTGGTGGTTTAACTTTATCGTCATACCCTTTATTATTAATCTCACCAGGTAAACATATATGTCTAATGTTTAAATCTTTATTTAATATATGACCAGTAGGGTCGTTTTGGTGAAGTCTCTGCATGATCAAAATGGTTGGGGTAGCCTCTTTGTCGGTTTTTCTGGTAGGTAAGGTTTGTTCAAACCAATCGTTGGCTTCTTTAATCTCTGCATCGCTAGCTGCACGCTTAGGGTTCAGAGGGTCATCTACAATCAAAATATCACCATGAAAGCCAGTCAAAGTACTCTTTACTGAAGTTGTATACCTGGTACCACCCAATACCAAGGGCTCAGAAGTGTTTACTATCTGAAAATTGCCCCTTGCATCTTTATCTTCCCTAACCTTTAATTCTGGATAAATTGTCCTAAACTGACTAGAGTATATTACGTCCCGAGACTTACCGGCAGATTCCAGAGAGAGGTCGTTGGAATAGCTTGCTGCAATAAACATCATCCAATGCCAACGAGTCCAACACCAAACCGGAAACATAATGCTACACGTAATCGTTTTGGTCATTCCAGGTGGTACGTTAATGATAAGGTCGTATTTTTTTGGATTTTTGTTAGCTCTCCACTCAGCAAGGTCCTGTAATACATCACAAAGATACTTAATGTGCCAATTGGGTTTAAAAGTGGCAGATGATACAGATGACCAGAAACGTTGTAAAAAAAAGAAGAAGCTACGGTTACAAAGCTCCCGCACGCCAATGTTGGGGTTTTCCAGGATAACTTGAGAAACTTTCTGTTTTTCAGTGTTGTCAATCATTCTTATTTATTCTCTCGTCATCATTATAAAGATGATTTCTGTATTTACCTAAAATATTTTTTATCTTTTGTTAAAAAAATAAAGACCTAGTCCTTTAGGAACGGACAGGCCAGTTTATCAATAAAGTAGTCTTTTATTTGTCTCTATTTTGAGGTAATCTTTTGCAATAATCGAAACAGTCATTTTTTTTTATAGTACACCACACACACGGCGAATAAGTTACCCCACAAACTTCTTCGCCCAAAAGCGGTCGTTCAAGAGTTGGTTTCTGTTTAAAATCACGGCAATGATCACAATCCAAATTTAAGTTGTATTTAGCTGCCCTATCCAGACATTTCCAATAATAACAACAATCTCGTCTTTCTTTAGATCTATCTGGACGTTGAGGTTTGCCATGACTTTTTGGAATTGTTTCCCAAATAAGACGTCTAGGTGGTAGTTGCCACAACTTTGGTTTCATTTCTTTAGACCAACCAGGGTTCTCACCCTATCCCTTGGAGTTGTTTCAACCCATCACTAAAACCAACGGTATGGCCGTCGGCATAGCCATTGTGGTAGCCCTCAACATATTTATCATTGCCATATTGCTTATGTTGACTTAGAAGGACATTCTCCCGGTAGCGGATAGCATCCCGGCAATCGGCGCAGGCGCTGGCCGCCAAAAGCCCGGCAGCAAAAAAGCCAAAACTAAAGACCACTGGCAACAGCAACAACCACCAAACTGAAATCATAATCCTGCCTCCCTTGAGGTTGGAGCGGGGTAGAGGACTCGAACCAGTACCTCTCCCTTGGAGTGGGAGCACTCTACCCTTGAGCTAACCCCGCCCATTACTCTATTATTCCGCAATACCAGACGATCCACTCCCTACCCGTGGTGCCGTGCAGAATGTCATTGACCTCATGGGGACAGCCACCGCACATCTGTTCCAAAAACAGGGTCTTGCCGCCCCGGTAGCTGAGGTTGTAGCATACTGATTGATCCTGCACCTGACTCTCCAACTTGTCCAACTCCTCATTCACATTGACCGGCATTCCTGTCCTCCTATGGTTGTGGATGGTCATTCTCATTTTACCACCCGCACCTGACTCCTCTTCACTCCAAAAACCTTGCATTTGTGATATTCTGGGACAAAGACATCACACCTATAACCCCGCCATTTGGGAGACATTAAATCTGCAAAGGTGAAATGGCCAACCCCCATCACCTCAATGACCCTGCCAAAATGGTAGTCATACTGCCCAGGGCCGCACTTGAGGCCCAGGTCCTTCGCCAGCTTCCTGTTCAAGGCAATACAACCACCCTTGACCTGGGCAGTGTATTTCCTCGATGTGGTTTTCCCTTTCAGGCAATAGGCTGTGATTGTCGCGGTCTTGACGAGATTGGGTTGGCTTTTGACAGGTACTGGATTTATGGTGATAAAGAAAATCAGCCATAGGGCTGTAGCTCCTGTTCGGAGTATCAGAGTTGGTTACTTTTAGCCAACCCGTTGTGAGTCTTGTAAGCCATCCCCTTTCCATTACGCCACTTGCTGGCTTGGC